AAAAGCGCGAGGTTGTAGCCGGGTTCGATGAAGGAGCTGGCGATGGCGCCACCGATGTGACCGCCGGTCTCTCTGCCGATGGCACGGAAGAATCTGGGTCCGTCGTTCTTGAACCAGCGCCGCAGTCCTGCGCCGTAGCCTCGCCCCGAGTCCGCACCCGCTTCGTCAGCGTCTCTGGCAAGCCGCCGGAACGCCGCGCCGATCCGCCCCAGGGTGGCAGATGCGTCGTCCTTGGCGTTGACGTCGAAGTCGAGGCGCGGCATTCACTCCTCCACGTTTAAACGCGGGCGGTCTGCAGGTAGTCGATGGCCCTGTCGAACTCGTCGATCGTCATGGCCTTGATGTCGCTGAGCGGCTGATTCAGCAGGCAGGCGATGTCCGGCCACCACTGCGCGAACAGCTCGTCGCGGCTCACTTTGCGGCGGCCTTCTTCGCCGCCTTCCTGGCTTTTGGGGCCGCCGGCTCGGCCGCCTCGGGCTTCAGCGGTGTCCCGTCGTCGTTGACGAACTCGACGGACAGGTCGGCCATCTCGAAGACGACCTGCTCGTAGCGCAGCTGGTAGTTCTTGCGGCGCCGCAGGATCCAGACCAGGGCGGTCATGGCGTTGGCGCCGCCCTTGTTGATCGCTTCCTCCAGATCCTCGCCGATCAGGCCGGTGACGCGCTCCATCGCGCCGTACTCGGTGTTGAGGGTCCGGCGGCGATCCCATTCGAGGGTTTCGCGCGTCTCCTCCCCATCACCGATGTGAATCAGGATCTTCATGTCAGCCCCTTGCTGCCGATGCGATTCGGCGAGCGACTCGATCGATGGCCCGCTCCAGTTCGCGGCGTACCTTGGGCGCCTCGTGCTCGCACGCCTCGGTGAACCAGCCCTCGGCCTTCGGAATCGACTGCCTCACACGCGGCCGATGCGCGAAGGTTGGGTGCTCGACGACACCGAGCTTGTCGATCGGGTAGAGCTGATCGATGCCGGTGGCAACGATCTTCACCGACGGGTTCCCGCCGCCCGAGCGGAGCACGATGATGCGGGCCGCAGCCACCAACAGGTTCAGCCGGCCGCGCTTCGGCAGGTTCCGCAACGCCGAGACGTGCGCGGCGTCAACCATCGACTCCGCGCCCTCCTCCAAGCCACGCTGCAGCTCATAGCGGAGATCCCTGGCCGCGGCCCTCTCGAAGGCGCGCGCTATCTGCCGCGCCTCCCGCCCACCACGGATCTCCAAGTCACCCATCAGGCCGTCAGCCTCTGGATGCCGGTCTGCGCAGCGTTCTTGAACTCGGCCGTCAGCTGCGAAGGCTCACCGATCTCGCCGCTGAGCGGGCTGTAGGTGAACATCAGCGCCGACATCACGTAGGCCGGGTTCGTCGCCGAGCGGGCAGCCGACGTGGCGCGCACCTCCACCGTGACGGGGGTGTTGGATCCCCACAGCGGGAACAACGTGGCATCGACGCTGCCGAGCGCGAAGTCCTGGAAGAACCTCATCTGCATGTTGCCGGTGCCCAGACCCTTGCCGGAGACCTTGTTGACCGCACCGAACGCGGTGAAGTCCTTCTCGTCCTTGGCCATGTCGACCGAGACCTGGTTCGCGTGATCCGACAGCGTCACACCGTTGATCAGGATGAACGCATCGGTGAGTGTGAAGACCGCCATGGCCTACTTCCCCTTCCTTGGTGCAGCCTTCGCTGCCGGCTTGGCATCGACGCGCTTGAGATGGCCCCCGTCGATCAGGACCTGCTCGTTTTCACGCAGAAGCGCGAGGGTCACTACGTCGCCCTGTGCGCCGGCCGCGTAGTTGGTGGACGTGATCTCGTACCGGCGGGGCACGAGTTCGACCAGGCCGGCGGCCAGCAGGTCCTTCTCCTGGTCCGGCGTGAAGTCGGCCTCGAATACGCCCTCGGCGAACATCCCGACGGCGGCCGGCGTCAACGCCCGGTAGGTGTTCACGGCGCCTGCAGCTTGAAGCAGCCGACCGTCAGGTTCGCCGAGGCGTCGTAGGTGATCTGGCACAGCCCGGTGGTCGGGTCCTTGAACAGCGCCGAGATCGGGCCGACCAGCTTGTCCCCCGTGGTCGCCGGCACGTTCACGACGGGGTTGGTGTAGGTGACGTTCGGGTAGGTCGATGCGCCCGCCGGGATCGCCAGCGTCACGTTCCGCGCCGCGGCGTTGGTGTTCTTGAAGTGCAGGTAGATGTCGTCGCCGACCTCGCAGGCGTCGCCACCACCGGAGACCGCGGCGTAGGTCGGGGTCACACCAGCTCGTGTGATGGTCTGGGTTGTCAGGGTTGCCACGGGACTCTCCTCAGAGCTGCGCCTGATAGGTGACGGTGAACACCAGCCGCGCCTTCGATCCGCCCGATCCGATCTGCGGGTGGTAGGTGTGGCCGGAGACGTAGGACTTCATGACCGTGCCGCCCAAGGTCGGGTCGGTACGGATCGCGTCCGACGCCGCGGTCAAGAGCGTGTAAACGCGGGCGCGGGCGGTGACCAGCTCCGCGTTGCCGGCGGTCACGACCAGGGCACAGGTGACCGCGGCGCGCTCATCGAAGGTGCGGTTGAACGACATCCAGTCCTGCTCGGTCTGGATCCCGACGCCCTTGCCGTCGGCGTCGCCGCCGTCGAAGCCGACGAACAGCCACTCCGGGTTGGCCTCGTAGGTGACCTGTGGCCCGTCTACGACCTTGACGCCGGTAAACGCACCGGACGCCGCGAACAGTGCGGCGAGTGCGGCGCAGACGGTGCTCCCCTTGGCCATCAGATCCACCGCTGGTCGTAGGGTTCGATCAGGTGCTGGACCCGCAGCCACGGGAAGTCGACGCCGCGAGCGGCCGGCCGCTCATCGACGTCACCGACGACCGGCAGGTTCGCCGGGGCCTCGCCGAGCTGGGTCTGCCAGTAGTAGCGGATGCCTTCGAGCGCGGCCATCCGCAGATCGTCAGGCAGCGCCGAGCGGCCGGCGTTGTAGACGACGTCGTACCAGGCCGCATTGAACCATCCACCAGGCGTGAGCCATGCGATGGTCTGCGGACCCCTCAAGCCCACTTCAGGTGTCACGAACAGGGAGAGCGTGAGGGCGCTGCCGCCGACCGGCGTCACCGAGGTCAGCGACAGGATCGGCGTGATGTGCGGAGACAAGGACCACCCGAACCCGCGGACCTTGGCCGTGACCGGAGTCGAGGCCAGAGGTCCGCAGCGTGAAGCGATCGCGGCCTCGGCGCGGTTGCCGAACAGGGTCAGCTCGGCGTCGTTCGCTGAGGTCGTGATGTTCAGGTACTCCTTGATCTCCGCCACCGGGATGACACCCACCGCTCACTCCTCAGGTCGTGGTGACCTGTCGGAAAGTCGCCGTGCCCGAGACGACCGTGAGGCCGAAGCCAGGCAGGGCGGGCTCACCAGCGGCGGTCGTGCCAGCCACGGTGACCTCCAGCAGAGGACCGGTGGTGTGCTGGTAGCGGGTGCCCAGGGTCACCGCGGTCGCGGACGTCGGTGCGGCCAGCGCGAACAGCGGTCGACCGGTGTAGTCCGCGGTCGGCGTGCATGCGCGGCCGACGTAGTCGAGCGCGTTGCTGGCCGGGGTGACGATCTTCCGCCACAGGTGGTCGCGGAAGAAGTTGGTGACTGCCATCACTCCTCCTTGGGCGGCCGGCCGCGCCGCTTCGGAGCCTCGGGCTCCGGCTCGGGCTCGGCGGCTTCCTCGGCGGCTTCGGGCTGCGGCGGGTTGACCAGCTCGACGTGCTCCTTCAGGAGCGCTTCGAGGCGGCCCCACCCGTCCTTGCTGGGTCGTCCGTTGGCGTAGTAGCTCGACTCGTCAGGCTTCTCGCCGACGAGCCACGCCAGCGCATCCCAGTGCTCGGCCCCCGTGATCTGTCCGTCTGGCCAGATGAACATCAGCGCCACACCTCAGACGGCGTCGACGAATCGGACGGCCGCGGTCGACTCGATCGTGACCGGGGTGAAGTAGCCCGCGTAGGCGACCTGCACACCCAGGACCGACGGCTCGACCGCCTGGAGCTGACCGACCCGCTGCTCGAAGCACTCCACCGCCGACGTCGCGGTCAGGATGCCGATGGTGCCGGCCGGCAGACCGGCGGAGACCACGAGCGGGATGCCCAGCGGGTAGCCGAAGATGCCGTTACCGAACGTCGGCAGATCCAGGCCCGGCGCTACCGGGTTCACGTTGACCGGCGCGAACAGCGGTGCCCACACGCCGACCTTGTCCGGGCTGACGGCCAGGAAGTACCGGCCGACACCCTTCACGATGCCGTAGATGGTCGCGAGACCGGTCAGCAGCGAGTTCGCCAGATCCGCGACGGTCTTGGTCGTGCCGGCCGCACCCGGAAGCTCCGAGGTAGCGCCGAGCGTCGCCAGCAGAGCGCCGACAGTGGCCTCGGTCTGCACCGCGTACACCGCCGAGAGGTCGTTCACCACGGTGTCCAGCGCGTTCGGCGAGGAGAAGTCGATGTCCTGCCGCGACACGTTGACGTAGCCGCCGTAGGTGACGGCGGTACCGGTCAGCCGGGTGATCGTCATCTTCTGCGACGTCAGCTCGGTCTTCTCATCCGCAGCCCCACCGGCGGCGCCCTGCTTGGCGACGGTGGTGTGCTGGGTGACCTTCGGCCGATACCACGTGGCGGCCGTCATCGGCGCGGTGCCGAGCATCGTCACCAGCGGCCGGGAGCCGTCGATGAAGTTGACGACGTTACCGACGATCGGGTCGGGGACGATACCGAGGTTGTCGGTCGTCTTCTGGTGCGCCGCGGCGCGCTCGAAGACCTGCAGGCGCTCCTGCGCGCTGCGGTCATTCAGGTGCGCCTTCCACGTGTCCATCAGGTAGTGGCCGGGGGACACGTACTCGACGGGGCCGTGGTCGACCTCGGTGCGCAGCCGCGCCATCTCGCGGCCGACCTGATCGGCCCGCTCGCGAGCGGCCATGGTGCGGGTGCGGTTCTCGTACAGCAGCTCCAGCTGCTGCTCGACGTCCTGGATGCGGGACCGCGCACCCGTGGTCAGTTCGCGCTCGTTGTCGGTCATGTCGCGGTCGCCGTCCTGCGCGCCGCTGACGATGCCTTCGATGAACGCGGTCTTCTCGGCCAGTTCCTTTTCCAGCCGAAGGATCATGCTGTCCGAACCGGACATTGCTTCTCTCCGAGGGGCTCGGTGGATTCACGAGGCCCTCTCGGCAAGCGACCCCCCTGTGGGGGAAATGACCCTCTCGGTCGGCGAGCGCCCTATGGCGCTGGTGCCGCGTTTACACGCGGAGATTCACTTGGTCAGGAGTGTAGCGTGGCGCGACTTCAGATCCGAAAGGAACGCCGTCATCTCCTCCACGGCTGGCGTCGACGGCAGCGGCGGAAGGTCGGCGGCCATCACCACGAGCCCGCTGCCGTCGCGGACGTCGAGCACCTCGGCACCGCCGTAAGCCGGATCCTCGACGAACGACAGATGATCGACGAACGCCTTCAGCACACGCCGGGTCATGTTCGCCCGGTTCATCAGCACGTCCTTGGCCCACGCGCCGAAGCGGACACTCGCCCACACCATGTGATCGTCGGCGAGGCTCAGCACCTCGTCGCCCTCGTCGGTCTTGGCTGCCTGGACCTCGGCGACCAGGCCCTCGGT